ATGTGGACTTTATGCATCAGATGATGGTGTATCAAACGAATCTTTGTTCGTATCTGATTACAAATATTGACAACCACATAAATCTGTGATACTTTGAGAGGACATAAATCCTCTCATTTTTTTATGAAAATTTTTTTAGACACAGCAGATGTAGATCTGATAGGACAATATTACGGAACTGGATTGATTGATGGTGTCACAACAAATCCAACTCTGATTAAGAAGAGTGGTCAAGACCCAGAGGAAGTCTATAGACAGATTGCACTTCTTGGTGTTGATGATATAAGCATGGAGATTGTGACAGATGATTCATATGAGTTTCTCAAGGAGGGTCGTAGACTCAAAGAGAAATTTGGTGAAATCACAACAATCAAAGTGCCTTGCACACCCGAAGGCCTAAAGGGTTGTAAACTCCTCTCAAAGGAGGGAATCCGAGTAAATGTGACTTTGATATTTAGTGCTGCCCAAGCGGTCTTGGCATCGAAGGCAGGCGCTGCCTACGTCTCGCCTTTCGTGGGTCGAGTTGACGATAATTCTTTTGATGGTTTGAATCTTATCAAAGAGATTGCAGACATCTATGAAAAACAGTCGAGACTTTTTAATTTTGTTGACACAGAGATTCTATCTGCATCGATAAGAAATGTAGGTAGTGTGAGTAAGTCTTTTGAATATGGTGCAGGGATTGTTACGATGCCTCCATCAGTATTTGAAAAGATGTACAATCATATTCTAACTGACAAAGGTTTAGATCTTTTCCAAAAAGATTGGGATGCAGTAAACGTACTTAAATTTTAAATGAAGATAGAGTTTGAAAAACAATTTGGTGACGGAGTAGATCCTTGGTACGCAAAGGCAGAGAGATGGGCAAAGAAACAAAAGTTTCCCATCTCTTTTCTTGCGTTAGGACTTATTGAGTATCTCAAAAAAGTATGGATTAATGTTAAAGTTGAAAACACAATGAGAAGTGTTGATGCTGATATTGAAAGGATTCATGAACTCTGGGATGAGGAAGAGACAACACATAGAATGAATGTCATCGCACAAAACGGAAACGATGGATTACATTATTCTCAAGAACCCTCTGAAGTGAAGGGACTTGACAACTTTGAGATTCGTAATAATATGATCGAGGAGGACTAATGAAATTCACTTTATATTCCAAGAACGGATGTTCTTATTGTAAAAAAGCAGAAAAGCTTTTAGAAATAGCAAAGGTTGAGTATCGAGTTTACAAACTTGATAAAGACTTTACAAAAGATCAATTCATTTCTGAATTTGGTTACGGTGCCTCATTCCCAAGAATACTTGTGGATGATAAATTACTTGGAGGATGTTTAGATACCTTCAAATTTCTTGACGAAAATAAATTAGTTTAATGGAAGACATTTACACAATCGTGGATAAAGCAATTGATGTCGCATTTGAAGAACAAAAGTTTCATCTAAAGTTTTATGATTTCATGCAGTCATGTAAGACAACAGGAATCAAAGCAAAAGAGTTTAACGAGAGTTCTACTGCCAAGGAGTTGACTGATTTAATTGATGAACTCAGTGAATACATCAAGGGTGGAAAAGATGGCGAACATCAAATTCTAAGAGAAGCCTATGGTCATCTTGGAAAACCAAGTGCAAGAAAAATTCGAGATTATTTTAATGGGATTTTAGATGATGCTCAAAGATACGAAAAAGAAAGAAGAAGAGGTAGACGAAAAACCACGAATAAATAAAGGCGTTGAACTTATGTTACAACGTAGGAGGGCATCATCCAGCAAGTTTAACTTAGGAAACTCAATTCAAGGTAACAACGTGTTAGCGATTGCTTTAACTTTCGGCACTCTTGTAGCAGTGCTTTTTCTCTTTGTTGGTGGTATAATAGGATGGTTATACAAACAACATCAACAAAAAACAGACATCTCCGAAATGCATCCTGAGATGTATGATCTAAAAGGAAACGTCATTCCAGACGAAATCATTGCTTTTAGATTTGAAAATGTAAACTTTGATAGTGAAATTGACGACGAATTATGACTACTACACATCCCACATTGGGAGAAGCTAGATTGCCAAGGAATCCTCTCTTAAGTGAGGTATTGGCATTAGTATCAAAACAGAAAACAAAAGCAAAGAAGATTCAAACACTTAAACAGTACGAATCTTTACATCTTAAGTCTGTTTTGATTTGGAACTTTGATGAATCTGTGAAGTCGATGCTTCCAGACGGTGATGTTCCGTTTAATAAAAACGAGGCGCCTGCTGGAACCGAACACTTACACCTTGCATATGAGTGGAAAAAGTTGTATAATTTTGTTAAAGGTGGGAATGATGCACTTCGACCTATGAAAAGAGAACAACTTTTTATGCAACTTCTAGAGGGTCTTCATCCAGACGAAGCAGAAATTATTTGTTTGGTAAAGGACAAAAATCTTAAGAAAAAATATAAGTTGACTCGTGCCGTGGTTGAGGAAGCATTTCCTGATATACAATGGGGTAATCGAAGTTAGTATGGCGAAAACAAAGACCAGAGATGAGGTGATGGCGGAAGCTTACTGGACACCAAAAGAAAAAGAAGATATGAATAGTAAGTATTCAACAAATCTTCTTAAAGAGAATTGCAATCAGGAGGAACTCAGCGATAAGAGTTGGCCTTCTGATGCATATGTTGTGACTTATAAAATTGACGATGGAGTTCGTAAGGATCTCGTTCGTTGTCATGCTAAGGTTAATATCTTTGACATGTACTATGATAAGTTTGGGCCAGGGTCTCTTGTGAGTATTGAATATGGGCCTGGAATTGTAAGTCCAAAAACATGGGGTGCTCAAGTTACAGCGAGTAAACCTAAGAAGAGAGTGAGGAGAAACTCATGAATGATGAACTTATCCGTAACCAAATCAACGATATTATTGAGGGAGAAATACAGAATGGAATTAACGACTTTTTGGAAGAGAAACAGAAAAAAGAAGCTGATCAGGGATTGGGTTTTGTCACTTCAGAAGAAGCAAAACAACTCAAGGTCAAAGTCTTCAAAGACGAAGTTGACAAAATCATGAAACAATATAAGAAGATCAAGAAGAAAGAGAAATCAAATATATCTCAAGTCAAGAAACTAGGACTAGTCGATAAACATGGGAGGCCACTCTAATGGATAGAGAAAAGTTAAAGGTCATGATAAAGGACTTGAAAAATGTCGTAAATGCGTTAGAATGTGAAATATACTCCGATGAAGAGGCGTATAGATTAAACTTAAACTACGACGATATCGTCAACCACATTACAGATTATGATGAAGTATTTGAGGATGATGACGGGTAACAGTGATGACCCCCGTTACTCAGAAGAGAAGTTGTTACTAAGAGCAGCTTGTTTTCGATGCCTTACACACCACTTAGAAGAACACACAAGAGCTGTGTATGAGTTCGCCACCATATGGTGCGATGAACATGACAACGTAGGTGGAATCGAACAAGGTTTCCAAGATTATCTCAGGTCATATGCCGAAAAGGCCTTTTCCAAGAGTTAATCTAAATAATATTACAAAACGTTAAAACTTATGCCCACATACCCTGTTATTAACAAAGAAACTGGCGAGAAGAAAGAATTATCAATGACTATGGTTGAGTATTCTAACTGGAGAGATGATAATCCAGATTGGGATAAAGATTGGAATGCTGGAGTTGCTGGCCTTGGAGAGGTTGGTGAATGGAAAGACAAACTAATCACAAAGAATCCTAGTTGGAATGATGTTTTACATAAGGCATCTAAGTCTCCTGGCTCAAGAGTTACTAAGATTAACAAGTAATGGCAAGAAAAAAAGATTCTCCTATCGGTGTAGGAATGACCGCTAAACAGATGAAGAGAAAAAGACCAATTAACGCCGATCTTCTAAACAAGATCGAGCCTATTACAGACAATCAAAAGACACTCTTTGAAAATTACAAAGAGGGTAAAAATATTTTTGCGTACGGTGCTGCTGGAACTGGTAAAACCTTCGTTGCATTATATCTTGCATTAAAAGATATTCTCGATCCACATACACCCTACAATCAACTTTATATTGTAAGATCTCTTGTATCAACCAGAGAGATTGGATTCTTGCCTGGCGATCATGAGGACAAGTCCTTCTTGTATCAGATACCATACAAGAACATGGTGAAGTACATGTTTGAGATGCCTGATGAATCATCTTTCGAGATGCTTTATGATAACCTAAGGACTCAAGCAACTATTTCTTTCTGGTCTACATCATTCATTAGAGGTACTACATTTGACAGGTGTATTATAATAGTGGATGAGTTTTCTAATTTAAACTTCCATGAATTAGATTCTATTGTCACTCGTGTAGGTCAGGATTGTAAGATCATATTCTCTGGAGACTACTCCCAGTCTGACTTAATTAAAACTCATGAGAAGACTGGTGTGCTAGATTTCATGAAGATCTTGCAAACTATGCCATCATTTGATATAATAGAGTTTGGTATAGAAGACATCGTTAGAAGCGGTTTAGTCAGAGAATATCTCGTCAGTAAAATCCAATCAGGACTTGTTTAATGAAAACATTTAATCATGTGGGTGCTGCTAGTGATCTAGCAGAATTAAAAACCCAAAACGTTGAGGGTCAAAGGTTCTATAAGTCACCATCAGGTAAGTGGTATCCTTCTGTTACTACTGTGGTTGGTAAACAATCTATAGATGGTATCAAGAAGTGGGAACAAAGGATTGGATACATGAAGGCAGAGAAGATCAGAAGACAATCTGCATGGCGAGGTACACAGTACCATAGTATAGTGGAGTATTATTTAAACAATGAAGCTGAAAAAATTAAAGAAAGCGAAGGTCTTCCCCAGTTCCTTTTCGGGTCTTCTCGTGAGGTGCTTGATCGGATCGATAATATTCATCTCTTGGAAGCTCCTCTTTATTCCGATGACCTTGGTGTGGCTGGTCGTGTTGATTGCATCGCTGAATTTGATAACGAACTTGCTATAATAGATTTTAAAACAACCAATGCTATTAAGAAAGTAGAGTGGTTGGAAAAGTATTTCGTACAGGAAGCAGCATATGCTTACATGTATTGGGAAAGAACTGGTGTTGAGGTTGATAAACTTGTCACTTTATCTGTAGCAGAAGATGGACAGACACAGGTAGAACAACGTTACGACAAGGCACCTTACATTGATACACTATGTGAATGGATCACAGAGTTTAAGATGAGTATGTTAACTGACTGGGTGAAAGAGGAGGTCGGTGCGTGAAAGAACTAGAAGAAAACTTTATGACACAAGCAAAGTTTAGTGGTTTAGTTGAGACCTGTGTAGCAGAATCAAATGGATTGATAAACTACATAGAAGCAGTAGCAACTGTATGTGATGACTATGATATTGAGGTTGAGGTAGTAAACAAACTCATTTCTAAACCACTGAAGGATAAGATTAAAGCAAACGCACAACTACTTAATTGTATAAAGAGAACTACGAGAGGAGTGTTACCACTATGACAAATTCAGCAGAAGATTTTTTTAAGTCAGAAGTTATAGCAGAGGAGTTAGATGATCTTCAGCAGACTTATACTGATCTGTTAAGAATGTCACAGAACTTTCAGACACTAGATGAGAACGGACAGTTAGAACACATTGAGAAGACACTAGAACTCATAGCTAAACAGAAAGTATTTTATGCTAGACTCAATCTAATGCAGCAGCACGTTGAGTTGGAAGCAGAGGGAGAAGACAATGATATCAAAGCAATCAAGGACAAGATCGATGCCTGTAGTAGCGTGTACTCAGGTGGTCAAAACCTAATGGCAGTCTTGGATGCCATGGAACAGAAACTGCTGACATGGAGACAGGGACTACTTGACAAAGCCTAAATAATAAGGTACGATAACAAAGTACAAACAAGCCAAATACAAACATACGGAGAATACAAATGTCATTTGCATCGCTTAAGAAATCCTCAGGTTCAGTTGCAAAACTAACTAAGGAGCTAGAAAAACTTAGCAGCAAAGGAGGCGGTAACGGTCCTGATGATAGACTCTGGAAACCAGA